ACTAACTGATGGAACAGCAGAAGTTCCAAAGACCTGTAATTTAGCATCTGGTGTCGAAGTACCAATTCCCAAATTACCTGAAGAATCAATATTTAAGACATCGCTCCCAGCTAATCTTATTTTGAAATTATCATCGCTAGGAAATCCAAATTTACTATTATCTCCAGAGTGAAGAATATAATCAGCAATTGTTATTGAATCTACACCTTGCACATCTAAAGTATCTGTAAATACTCCATCTCCTATTACTTCCACCCCTGTGCCTGTAGTATAAAATTTAGCTACTCCATTGTTGTATAAATATGCACCTCCATTTGTATAAAATCTTGCATAATATTCAGTACCAGCAGCATTTAATAAATGTAAATTATCAGCTTGAATATCAAGGTTTCCAGTTCCAATATCTTTTATATAAGACCCAGCTCCTGAATGGTATATTTGTAAATCATCTCCATCTCCGAAGTTTGCACTTCTACCATCTGCAAAATCTATATTACCACCATTTTGAACAATAGTGCCTACCATTGTACCACCAGCTAAAGGTAGATATGGACCTCCTGTTGTATCTATAAAGTTTGCTGGTGTTATTTGAACGTTTTCTGCTCCATTATACCCTACAATGTGAGATACATCACTAGTGCTAGTTTTCAGTACAAATTCGCTAAATTTTTTATTTGCCATTTTATTTTATTTTATATTATTGAAATTCTGTTATTATAAATTCGTTATTCGCTTCTGTAAGAAGGTAATCTCCATTCTCTGCTATTATCTCAAAGAATGCAGTAGGTGTACAGTCTACATATGGCTTATAAACCAATCCCCAATTGACAGTATTATCACAAACTCCATCTCCCCACCAAGTTATACCAGTCGGCTTTATATATATGCTTCCCCACATTTATTTATTTCTTTTTATTTTGTAGTTTATAACTACGTTCCACGTATTGTTTTCTGTCCACATATTCTAAATACCTTTTTAGTTTTACAATATTTTCTTTTTTTTGTTTATATCTTATAATACCCATCCACCAAAATCTGCGTTAGCTGTATCTGGATAAGTATCGTCCTCTGTGTTAGAGTTATACTCTGGATACGTATTTTGATTATATACCATAAAGTCAATAAAATTATTTGTGTAAAATTGTGCTATATCTCTATATTTTTCTACTAAATAATCAACTTCTTCTTTGTCTACTGTTACACTACTTTCGCTTGTGTGTTTATATACCCCACCATTAGCCACTGTATAAGCAGCAAAAGGCATATAACATACTAATGCCCAATAAATAGTCATAGGCTTCACATACGTCTCTAAAAGCGTCTTATATGAAACGTTAGCTGGGTCGTTTATTGTTCCAGCTATAATTAAATCTTGTAACTTTTCTAAAAGTTTTGTTCCTAAATAATTTTGTACCTCTGTATCTTGTGCAATCTCTACCATATAGATAAACTTATCTGGGTCTACATTTCCAGAAAGTACAGAATACCTTTTAATATCTTTAGTTGTTATAAATAATGCTTTTGCCATTTCTTATCTTATTTAGGGTACGCTCCTCTATTAGGCATATTCTCTGGCGCAATTCCAGCTTGTTTTGACCCTCTTGGGTTTTTCATATAACTTTTAGGAATAGTTCTTGTCTTTTTATAGTTTCCTAAATTATCTGATGGCTCTGTATTGCTTTCAAGTCTATATAAGACCTTTTTCCATTTGTGTCTACAGTATATACCACCTTTGAATTTAAATAAATCGTAAGGTTGTCTATTATGACCTAATTCTCTATTTACTCCCTCTCTTGATGCTTTATCTATGTCTTCTATTCTCCAAACAATACCAGCATCTGCCATATTCATCATATTTCTACAAAAGTCTCTCTGTGAAAAACTTGGTTTATATGAACCTCTTGCATAAGTGTATCTTATTTTATATAATCCGTTTTTAGAATCTAAATAGCTGAAAGAACTTCCATTTTTCTTGGAATCTATTTCATCTTTTAATCCTAACAAACCTTTAACTTTAGATAGTGTACTTTTTTTCTCGTTTATTAAGTAATTAGCCCAATCTTCGTTATCTATGTCGCTATCTTCATCAATCTCATCAACAAATACATATTCTTTTGACATTTGTTCTCCACTTTCTGATAAATGACCTAATACATTTTCAACTTCATCATCATTCATTTTTATAGGTACGCAATTAGGAACTTTTTTACCATTTTTCATTTTCATACCATATTGCTCATATCCAGCTTGACAAGGTTTTTTTAAATCTACTACCTCATCGTGAGACTCACAAGGCATATAATAAACAACTCCATCTTCTTCGTGTTCGTGATATCCCTCACATCCTTGCTCTAAAGCTTTAGCTTCTGCTTCTTCTTTAGTTTTATAAACATCTACTCCGTCTATTTTCTTTAGACTTAACTCGTCACCAGTTTCTTTTTCTATGATTTCTTCATTAACTATATCAATATCACTAAAATCAAGAGGTTTAAGCGTTTTAAAGTATAAATCTAATGCAATACTATTAACTGAAAGAATAGCATCTATACACTCTATCACTTGGTCTTGAAAACATTGTATTACTATATTGTCAAATAGTTGTGTAGCGTTCTTTATTTCTTCTGCATTGTTTCCTAGTCCATCGTTTCCTTCACGTATTCCTAGAAGCATTGGAGATGTAACCCTATGACCAACGATTAACTTTCTAAAGCACTCATCAGCTAAATACTGATAATGTTGAGGTGCATCGTTCAAAGGAATGTCATCTATCGTAGTTTTAGATTCGGAATTGTTATTAAAAGCTACTATTACTTTTTCTCCTCTGCTTCCAGTTAGTTTTCCTAGTACATCGCTCTTAATTGATTGCATTTTTTCAGGGTCTGGTACTCCGTTGTTAAAATTAACGACTTTAGTGCCACTAAATCCATTTATACAATCATTTATAAGGTAATCCCCTATTTCGTCCTCTAACACTGCGTAAGGCATCGCAGAAGACCAATCTGGACTACTATAATAGTACTTACCAGCTTCATATGGCTTTAAAACGTACATTTCAACACCATTAGCTTTACCAAAACCAAATGCTGGTATTCTTTCTGGTTTTTCTGTAGGTTTTAGATTATCCCAATGATTTGAGTAGTACCATCCTTCTATTTCTCCTTCATCATTGCATTTTTCAGCTCTTAAAGTTTCCATTGGAAAGTGATGCACTTCTTTTACTTTACCATCTTGATAAACTAATTGAAATGCAGCCATTCCTAGTACTTTGTAGTCATTTATGAATTTTCTTAAATCAGACTTCTTAAATAATGACATCATTTGAGCATATTGCTCTGGTCTTTTGTCTGCATCGTGTGCTGCTAGACCTTTACCATAAATCATATTAGAAATACCTATAGTAATTGCTCTACAAGTCGTTGAGTTGTTGTTTACATCAATTATATAATTAAAATAGTTATTATCTATTCCGTATTGTACCCAATCTTTATTTTTTAACTCTACAACTTCTGGAGCTGTGTATGCTGCAAGTTTTGTTACAAAAAATTCGCTCATATTACTACATATTCGTTAGTTGTTTCGTGTTCTGTATATACGTCTTTATTAATACTATATGTACTAATAGTTTGGTCTGTACAAAATATATTGTCTTTATAAACTACACTTGTTCCATTTAAAACAGATAGTGTATAAAATGTGCCTTCTTTTAAGACTGGACTAAATGTTACATTGCCTTGTAAATAGTATTTATTTGTAGCAAATGTTAAACCAGAGTATGTTACTGGTTTGTTTGTGTCTTGGTCTGTAATAACAATACTATCAGCAGAATATTCTCTAGGAATAAACTTTAATTGTTGTGCGCTTGCACTTGTGGTTAGTATTATCATTAAAAGCTTTTTTAAATAACAAAAAAAGCGCAAAAGTGTTTTATATAAAAAAAGGGTACTCGTTAGAATACCCCTAATTTAAGAAAAATGTATAAAAATTAAGTTCCTACTACAACAACAGTATTAGTAGTATCTCCAATAATTGCAGAATCTACAAAAAATGCTGGTGCTTTTTCAGTTCCAGTAAATGTTATGTTATAGCCATTTAAATCTCCCATAGCTGCTCCAGTTGCTGTATTAACAGCACATTCACATCCATTTTCAATACCAGCTAAAAAGTAATTCCCATTATAATCTTGTACGATTATTTGAGGTCTACCATAACTTAATAATTTTAATTCTTTACGAGTTGCAAGGTCTTGTTTCTTCAAAACTATCGTTCCAGTTTGTGTCCAGAAAGAAGTTCCATTTTCCCTTGAGTTCTCGTTTGTTTGTTCGAAAGAGTTAGCTCCTTTTAAGTCGTATTTGTAAAAAGTTAAAGGAGATGCAAAAGCAGTAATCTCATCATCAGTTCCAAATGTAGCAGTTCCTAATAAACCACTTGTATAATTTGAGATGTAGATTGCTATTATCCCTCCAACCGAGTCTTTACAAGGCTCTAATCTTCCAGCAGTAATATCACAAGACATAAGTATAAGGTTTTAAAGTTAATAATATAAAGGGAGGTTTTACCCTCCCCTTATTTAGTTTAATTATCCAGCGTAGTAAACTACGTCAGCACCTACTCCTATTGCAGCAGCAGCAGTAAATCTCATTACCATTCTTACGTTTTGACTTCCATCAATTGGAGTCATATCAATTACTCTTACTTCGTTGTAATCGTTAAGTAATCCTGTTGCAAAGAAAAGGTTACTTGATTGAGCAGCAATCATTGTATCATCTGACATCCCTCTACCTACAAAGATTGGAATTCCTCCGAAAGATAAACTTCCGTTGTTGTACCATTGTGTACCTTTGCTATCAGAACCAGCAGCTCCAATAGTAGCAGTGAATCCACCTAAAGCTCTAATGTATAATTTTGCAGCTTTGTTAGATACGTATAATTTTAAATCTTCTTTTCCATATAATGAATTAGGAATTAAATCTACAACTTCTTGCATTTTATCAATAATGTTTACAGAAGTTAAAGCAACTGCACCAGCTACATCAATTACTGTTGCATCAGCAGCAGCAAGAGTTTCTAATCCGTTGTATTCTCCAGCTTGTGCTCCACCTAAATTTCCAGTCCAGATATTAGTTTCGTTTGCAGCAGCTACTTTAGATGCTACGTGACCAACTAAATAATCTGCAAACGATGTTGGTAATCCGTTTGGATTAAATGCGCTATACCCCATTTGAATCGATTCCCATGTGTTGATAAAATCAGACTTACATAATTGTAAGTTTACTTGGAATTCTTCTGGTTGAATAACTACTTCAGTTAAATTTACATTTGAAGAAGCAGAAAAATCACAAGTTCCATCTGCGATTAAACTACCAGTTTCAATTCTTTGAATAACTGATTTGTATTTTACGTTTGGCATAACTTCTACACCACCGTCTTCAATTGTACTTGCGCTTAATAAAGCAGCCGAAATGTACTTTCCAGCAAATTCTCCAGCATATGTGCTAGTGATGTTTACTGTTGTTGCTAGGTCTATTTTATTTGACATAATTTTGGTTTTTAATTTTTAGTTTTTAAATAATTTAGCAAATACTCTATCTTGAGTACTCATTGGTTTGTTTTGAGCGTAAAGGTTCATTTCAATTTCTCCTTTAGACTCTGGGTTGTGTTTGATTGGTTTAGCAGATAATTCTACTTCTTCAGAACTTAAATCTTCTTTTTCGCCTAAACGTGATTTTAAATCAGCGATAGCATCTTCAAGATTTTTAATTCTCATTTCCATACCTTTCCAGTCTTGTACGTCAGCTTCTTCCGCAGCTTCAACTTCTTCCACAACTGGTGCTTCTACAACTTCTTCTACTACTTCTTCAACTGCTTCTTTAACTTCAGAGATAATACCATCTTCTTCTACGATAACTGTAAAGCCATCATCTAAAAGGTACTCTCCCTTTGGTACTGCAATTCTTTCATCTTCATCTGTTATGATAAAGATTTCTTTACCAGCTTCAAAAGCATCAGCTTCAAATCGAGTTCCGTTTTCCAACTTTCTCTCCTCTAACTGAACTTCTAAACCTAGTAATGTCTTAACTTTGTTAAGGGTTTCTTTAGAGTTCATATTTATTTATTTTAAGTATTTACTTTTTTATAAAACAAGATTGTATTATTCTTGTTGTAATTTGTCTTGGTTTTCTGACATTATAAAACCAGAATTGTTTTCTAGTCTCATAAAATCTTCAAAATTCTGTCCTGTTAAATTTCCTACTCCTTGATTTTGTAAATCTCCATTGCAACATTTAGAGTTGTATGTTCCATCCTTACATAAACATCCTCGTCTACCACCTCTTGGAGAAGTTCTACTTTTTGTTGGTATTTGATTCCTTGAGTACATCTATTATATCGTTTAGTAGTTTATCATCTTCGCTTAATTGGTCTTGTTGTTTATCTTGTGGTCTATTTAGTTTATCTGCAAAGTAACCTTCTATTGAAAAGCCTTTTACTTTACCTTCTTTAACATAATTATTCCAAATATCATCGTTATCAACTTTCATTGCAACCATCCAAGTACCTAAAGGCATATCTAAACCATACTTACGTGATTTATCGTGTACATCATCTTCTACTAACCAAGATTCAACTATAGTCATACCAGAAAGCTTTTCTTCAGTGTGTTCTAAAGTTGCTTGTCCTTGATTACCTCGTTTTAAAAACATTTGAGATGCTTTTGCTACTGTTTCTTTAGAGAAGTAGATGTAAAACTCATTTTCTCCATTCTTACGATAAATTGGACGTTCTGGAATAAGTGCAGCACCAATAAGCAATCTTTTTTCTTTACTTATTTCTGCAAGTCTTATTTGCTCTTGGTTTTTAAGTGCTATAAAATCTTCTTCTATTGCTGGAGACTCAACTACTGATATAGCTTCTATTCCAGATAGTTCTTCATTATCATCTATTATTAATTCTATTATTTCCATAGTTCTTTTTTTATAAACAATAAATTTT